GTTGATGGTGTAGCCTTCGGCAACAGCGCCGTTGTTCTTGATGGCGTTGATGTCGTTGTCGTTGGTACCGACGCGGAGTTCGGTTTCCAGCAGACGAGTTGCAACGAACTGCAGGGCACGAGGAACGACCAGCTTACGAGCCTTAGCGGCGATCAGCAGGCCACGTTCATCCGTCCAGCCACCGATCTGAATAACAGCGGCTTCCAGCGACGTTTCGTTCAGGTCAGCGCCCGAAGCGAAAGTGTTGCTGTTGGTGCCACCGCTAACCAGCGGGTGAGCAGTCGAGAACAGGACTTGGCCGTCACCGTAGGTTGGGCCACCGGAGAAACCGTTGTTCAGGATTGCAGCGGCCTTAACCTGCTTGGTGTAAGCCATACCGCGAGCCAGAGCCTTGGTGTAGCGAGCCGACAGCGAATCGTAGAGGTTATCTTCGATTGCTTCTTCGGTCAGGCTGAAGCCCATGGCGATGGTTTCGTGAACGTAACGAGCAGTCCATGCTTCCTGTGCATTGTCATAAGCGATGGCAGCGCCTTCGTTTTTGACCGGAGCAGCAGTGAAGCCCGACAGCTTGGTTTCTTCTTCGAACGAACGTTCCGAAGTTTCGGTTTCGAAGATCTCTTTGTGCTCTTCGCCGTACTTCTTATACTCCAGACCAAACAGTGCGTTCAGGCCGGGCAACAGTTCTTTCAGTAATTGTGCGCGTGAAATTGCCATGATCTAACTCCTTATACGCCAACGGCGGTTTCGTAAGCGTGCATACCGAAGTTGAACTTGACGATCACTTCCGGATACAGCGTGTTGCCGCCAGATTGGTAGGCGGTATCAGGCACAACGTCAACGATGCGGATAGGCAGCGTGTCAGTCGTAGCTGTCGAGTCCAACAGTGCCAGTTGCGAGTCACCGTTTACAGTGTTGGCAGCGTTGTCAACGATAGTGGCGTTATTGCCAATAGCGGTGAACTGAACGCCAGTAACAACCGTGGTGCCCGAAACGACAGCGACTTGGAACAGTGCATCAGGATCTTCACAGACGAAAGCTGTGATGACGCCGCTAGTCACTGTAGTGCCCGACGGGAAGTATTGCGAGAAGATCAGCTGGCCAGTGACCGGGCTAATGTATTCGCAGCCGAGGAAAACGCCAGCAAAGCCGCCGGTCGGTTTAGCCGAAGTGGCAGCCGAACGAGCAACAGTACCGTCATTGACACGGATCAGCAGATCGCCGAAACCGATGTTGGTAGCGTAGCCGCTGGCAATGCGCATCTTGCGCGTAGCACCAGCGAATACCTGACCGCCGATCAGGTTGATCGGCTTAAAGCCATAAGGCTTGCTTACAGTAGGATAAGCCATTGTTTAACTCCTAAAATTTAAGAACCTCTACCGAAAGTAACCTTTGTCTTGCGCTCGTTAAAGAGCGGCATACGCGGGTCATTCTCTCGCATGAAATTGTTATCGACTGATCTAATCTGCGCTTCGGCTTGTTGTTGGTAAAAGTCGTTGCGCTCTTCAACCATTTCGATAGGTGCTTTGCACAGCATCAAACCACCAATCACGATATTGTCTTTGAAGCGTTCGGATTCGACGCTTGCAAGGAAAATCTCCGGGTGATCTTTTGCCAGTACGGGCTCCCAGCCCTGACGAAGCATGGTGGATACATTCATTGCGTCGGCTTCGCCTCGCATGCTGATACGAATCCAGCGGAATTTATAGCCCGGTTCCGGGTTAGCGGAGGGCAGAACTTCCGGGCGAACCCAAGACTTTTTACGGACTGTAGTTTCGCGGGTTTCGAGATCACGGCTAGTACGATTTTGACTCATGATTGTTTCCTCATTTCTTCAGCAACCTGTTTGGCGTATTCGGCGAGTGGAACTCCTAGGCGTTTCGCAAGTGCTACCTGTGTCTGTGTCAGCGTAATTTTCTTTGGCGCAACGCTGCGAGTGGCCGGGGCCACCACATTACTCTTGCGAACCGGTTTAGTTTCCGGCTCTTCTGCTTCACCGAAGCTTTCGGGGAAGACTTTTCGCATGCGGGCGTTGATACTTTCGTAGTATTCATCGCTCCGCGGATCTACTCCTGATTTGACTAGCTTCTGATGCAACCCCAAAGCGAAGCTGGTCATTTCATCGTCTTGTCCGAACCAAGGGTTATCTTGTCTCCAAGATTCCGCCTTAGCGTCGAAGGACGGCTGAGGGGTGTAATTGGTTTGTACGCTCGTTTCTTCCTCTTGTAAAGGGGCAGGTTTGAAATTTTTTACTTTCTCAACCTTGAACTTAGCGTTTGTCAGTTCTTCCTGAGCCTCCATAACCTTCTCAGAGTCGCCAGATTCGTAGGCTTCTTTGAACTTGGCCTTGGCTTGCTCAAACTCTGTATCGGCTACACGCTTGGCCTGTTCCAACAGGGCTTCTTGGCTCTTGCTGAAGTTGCCTTTGAGGCTCTTGTTCTCCTCAATCAGCTTCTGGGTGTAGGCTTCCAGCTCCTGACGCTCACGCAAAGCCTGCTCTTTAGCACGGCGCTCGTCATGATAGCCCTTGCTGAAGTGCTGGATGCGCTTCTTAACGCGGTCAGAATACTGCTCAAGCTCGTCTTCTGTAACATCTTCCGGCGGCTCAGAGGCTTTACGGCCACGATCCTTTGCCGGAGTGTCATCGACGATCTCGATGTCGATCTCTTCTTCCTGCTTGGCCTGTTTCTTTTCTACAACAACAGGCTCGTCTTTATCCATGAACTCGGCGCTATTGCCTTCGACTTCAATCTTGAAATCGTTTTCCGGTTCAGGGAAGTCAAATGTTACTTTCTCCATAGCCTTCTCCTTAAGCTCGCACGATGCCGCGCGGATCAGCAACAACAGCTTGGATGCTGTCGTCGTTCATTAGGCGGTACTCTGCCCCGTTTACTTTGAAACGTGTGCCGGTGTTCGGTCGGAACATCACAAAGTCTCCTACCTTGCACCACGCCCCATTCGGGAAGCGGTCTTTGTCACAATATGCTTCTGTGCCAATGTCTACTACCGTTCCAACAGAGGACATAATATATTCCTCGTGAACAGTTTTTTCAGCTTTGTAAATTCCAGATGAGTATTGCTTTTCGATCTTTGGAAGAGCTACAAGAACCATATACCCAACTGGTTTTGGCAGTTGGGAATCTAGCTCCTCATCGGTTAGTTGGTCTTTTTGCGCCTCGTGTTTATCACGAACCGCAAGCATTTGTTTGGCTTTTTCTACATCTACTAAGACGTTAGTCATCCCATTCCTCTTCATTGATTTTCGCAAGGTCTTGTATCAAACGCTGTGCGGCTGCCAGACCCCGGAGGTAGCCACAAGATTCACGGTATCCGGCGAAGTCTTTAGCTCCACCATCTACGAGAAATTGCATGGAATTGGCCTTGGCCTCTTCCAGTTTTTCAGTAAGCACGTCAAAGACGGTTTTCATTTGTTAACCCTTCGGTTGTTGCGAGCCTTTCGCTTTAATCATCTCCTTGAGTAAATCAAGTTCGATGCGCTTGTCAGCCTGACGGTTGGTGTTGTCTTGCTGAGCAGTGTCTTTCTGGAATTGTGCAGTTGCCTTAACCTTCTCGATGTTGAGGCGCTCCTGCTCGATCTGCGTGTCGGCCTGATCCTTCTGGGCCTTACGCTGTACGTCAGCCTGCTTGATCTGCAGTTCTTGTTGACGCAGTTGCAGCAGCGGGTCTTGAGCGGCCTGCTGAGCCTGCTGTTGAGCCTGTTCCTGCTGGTGAACTTGTTGCAGTTGCTTGCCGGCCTCTGCCATAAGCTTCGAAAGTTCGTATTCGATCTCTGGCGACAGCTCTTCGTCCGGCGGCGGCAGGGTGACACCCAGCTGCTCTTCCAATTGCTTGCGATACAGGAACCCTGTGTGCTCTGCAATGTGCGCTTGGAGCGACGCCATGATCTGTTGAGCCTGTGGGTTCTGGCCTATCGTTGCAGCGATGACAGGATCTTGCATGAACGTCTGATGCACGGTGATGTGTGCCTGATGATCCTGATGAATAAACGCGCGGAGAGGCTTACCGGACAGTGCGGACATGTTTTCTGCAACTGGATCTCGTGGTTTTTGGTCTTCTGCGGTGGGAACGAGCTTGTCTGCATTCTTAATACCCAAAACTTCGATCATTTGACGGTGCAACTGCGGCAAATCGTAGATTTGTGGGGCTTGTTGCGCCATTTGTAGCACGGCTTGGTACTGAACTACACGTTGTGCCATGGTGGAGCTGTTAGGATCCGACACTGGGATCACATCTACCATCGCATAGTCAGCTTTTCGGGCCTTACGTTCACCTGTATCCGGTAAAAACTCGTAATCGTCAGGGGCATAGTCCGAAATAATCGCCTTCAGCAGCTTAAATTCCTGCTTCATGGCGAAGTGGACGCGACTTTGTACCGCTGCCATGGGCTTCAGGGTGCGTTCTAGCAGGGCAAGCGTGGTGCCAACCGGTGCTTGGGCGCTCATATCGGAGATATTCATGTCCGAAATTGCACCTAAACGACGACCTTCCTCGGTAATCTTGTCCAGCAGACCGGCCAGAACCTGACTTGGCTCCTTATACGGCAGCGGCATGATGTTGTCGCGGATCGCACCGCTCGGAACGTCTACATCCCTAAACTCGCCCGGAGCAATTGGAGTATCGTCTCCCTTGACTCGGAGCCCGCGAGCCTTAAGACCGCCGGGTAGGTTAGAAAGAGTACCAGCATCAACGAGCTGACGAATGATAGAAGTACCAGCGCGAGCGTACCCGCCAATAATATGGATGAGGCCAAGACCGTAGAAGCCGAATCCGGGCACATACACGTAGTGAACGAAGTGTTGGCGCTTGAGGTAGAGCGGGTCTTCCGGGTTCCAGTTGCGGCGGATTGCGAGGATGTCGCCCGTGCCTTTGTCGATGGTGATGACGTATGGCTTTGGCAGTTCGTCTTCGTCTTCATTGTCTACTCCTTCCAAGTACATGTCCACATGGATTTCGTAGATTGCATAACGGTCGTCTTGAGTCAGAGAATAGCCACCTTCTTCGGCTTTCTTCTTCTCAATATCCGTGTGGAACTGAACGGGCTCACCCAAGTCAACATCGCGGTAGAAACCGGCGGCTTGCATGCGGGCAACTTCGTTCTTGGTTTTACGCATGATGTGTGTCACGCGCTCGGCTGTCTCAATGTGCGACGCGCCGTAGGGAACGATCACGTCTTCAGCCGGGATATAAACTGCAGCTTGGCGGCCTAGGCGCGGATCGAAATAAACTTTCTTGAATGCTGAACCAGCCAGACCCAGCGAGTAGAGCATACGCTCATGCTCAGGACGGTACTCCGTCATCTTCTCGGTCAGCTGATAGTTCATGTCCTCACGGACACGGGCTGCGGCGTCTTCCTTCTCTTTGTTAATCATGCCGATGATGGCGGTCTTCACCGGGCCAGCAGCGGGGAAAGACTCCGACATGCTCTCGGCTTGGAAGCGGATCGCAGCTTCTGCCAGAACGGTTGAGTACACGCCACAGGCGTCTTGCCATGGCTCAGTGCGCTCTTCGTATTTGAAGCCCAGAACTTCCAGACCCTTGACGTAGGTATCGGCCCACTCTTTGCGGGAGTTGATGTCTTCGTCTACCAGACCCATCAGATCCGACGACAAGCTCATCAGCTCGCCTTCGCTCATGAACTCGGCAATGTTTGCGTCGAACTGGTCAATGTCTTCGTTGTCGTCTTCTTCAAAGACAATATCAACCGAGCCGTCTTCGTTGATCGAGATCTCCGGGCCGTCTTTGATCTCTACTTCGATCTCAGGTTCGTTTTCGTCGTCCAAGCCCATGATGCCTTCCGGGGCGGCGTACAGTCCTTTTTCCATTGCCATGGTGTGTCCTTAGTAATATCGGTTACGCCGACCCTTGAAGTAGAGTTGATCTTCAGGCTCGTCGGAGTTGAGTCGTATGAAGCCGCCTTTTCGGAAGCGAATAAGGGCTTGAGTGGAGCTATCCACTAAGTCATCATGCTCGGAGTTTGGAAAGGAAGCCATCTCTTCCATAACCTCTTCAGCCCATCTTGTTGGCGGTGCCCATACTTTACCAGATGCGAACAGATCCGCAACCGAGTTGATACGGACTACTTTATCATTACCACGGCTCGGCGTGAACTCTTGTACTGGGATGCCCATCGCGCGAAGCTCGAATATGAGCGGTGCCCCCGACGCCTTCGCTTCGATAATAAACGCATCTGGCTCCCATTCGTTATAGTGACGGTACGCCTTGTCCTTAAGCTCTGGGAACTCGTACCGGCCCTTGAAGGCGTCAAGCAGGATGACATTTGCGTCGTTTGGGTCGTCGTTGTTATAAAAAACACCCCACGTTGTACATGCGGAATAGTCGGAACGTTCATTTTTAGTGAACGCCGTATCCCAGCTTTGGATAACGAACTCGCATCTAGGAGGATTCTCAGACTCCCAGATCTGCCACCATTCGCGTTTAACAATAGCGCCTTCTTCCGAAGTAGGACTTTGCTGATACTGTGCGTTCCACTTAGATGGCGGAAGTTCAGACCTAAGCGCTTCCAGCTCTTCGATGCTCCAGAACTGCGGCCAAAGCGGATTTCCACTTGGCAGTATTGCCGGAAACTCAATAACTTCCCATTCATCGTTGCCGTCCTTTTCCATGGACGCCTGCAGAATCCGGCCAGTAACGTCACGTTTAGACCACCGGGTCATAACAATTACGATTGCACCGCCCGGCTGCAGACGCTGACGCGGGCCAGATGTGTACCACTCGTATACGTTGTCAAAGACTTCCGGGTTTGCCGACGCCAGCTTGGCTTCCTGTTCAGAGTGCGGGTCATCAATAATCAGCAGATCCGCGCCCTTACCAGTTACCGTACCCCCGACCCCGATGGCGAAATACTCCCCATTCCCCGAAGTTGCCCAGCGTCCCGCCGCCTTGCTGTCCTGCCGCAGATTCACGTTCGGGAACATGCTCGCGTATTGCTCCGAGTCTACAAGGTTCCGCACCTTCCGGCCGAACCCCACGGCAAGCTCGGCAGTATTCGAACATTGGATTATCTTCTTGCCCGGATACTTCCCTAGGAACCATGCCGGCAGCATGTAAGAAGCAAACTCGCTCTTCGTGTGCCGGGGCGGCATGTTGATAATCAGCCTCTTGCATTTCCCCTCCGCGATCTCTTGGAACTTCTTGGCCATAACCTTGTGGTGGCGCCCGTCTACAAACCCCGGCCACATCTGGTGAACGAAGTACAGGAAATCCTGCTCAGCCTTCTCCCGCTTCTCGGCGGACTTAAGCTCTTCCAGCATCTCCAGCATCATCTCCTGTTCTGCCAGAGGTCGCTTCAGGATCTCGTCTGTAAGCTCTTCTACGTTCACACTTCGCCTCGGATCATAGCCTTCACATTATCCAGAGCTGTACGCACAGCACGCGAACACCCAGTAAAGTGCCACGTCCCTTTCTCGCGGTCTACCTGCACCAGACAGCGCTCTTGCTCCTCGCGCACCGCCTTTTTTACGGCCAGATCCAGCTCTTCTTGTGTATAACTCACTTTTTTTCTTTCGTCGCCAGATACTCTAGGGCACGGGCAAATTCCAGTATAGTCTTCTCATTGAAGGTATAAGTCGGCCCCTTGTCCCCGTCCTTATACTTCAGGCACAGGCGGAACGCTGCGTCTTTGATCTCGTAGTCTGTCACTGTATATCCCTCACCCGTACATAACTTGGCCGTATACTACGCGCCCGGTTCTTCACGCCCTTGCAAATCCCCAGCTCAATTAGCTTATTACAGATCCGGTTCACGTTCCCGCGCCCCTTATCGCCGGTCATGCTCATGATGTCATCCACGCTCGGCCCAAACCCGAAGCGCTTCCACCACTCGTCTATAACCATGTAGATGTCCTTCTGTCTTGGAGTCATTTTCGCCTCCTGCACCTCTGTTAAGCCATTGTTTTTATTCATGTCAGAAAATGTCACTATAACTTGTTATAGTGAGAAATCCCGATTTGGCCGAGCTTAGGCATGTGTGGCCCGTGCTGTATATCAAGATCGAAGTTACCAGTAGACCGGTTCCTGTGTACACCACAGTAGCAGCAAACCTCCTGCACCTGTGGCGGATAGCTTGTCAGGATCATGCCGGTGTCGTGCCAGCAATGATTGCATACCGGGGGTTTGTCCATTTTAGGTACCATTGACGGGGGGTGTTTCCATATCGAGGGGGGTGGGGTCATCGGCCGGATCTTTCTCGGCAACGATAGGGGCTATCACTTCTATATGAGGAGACACTACTACGTCTAGTCCGATCACTTCGTCGTCCACGGGGGATTCCCAAGGCTCATTGGATTCTGGAGATGACTCACTGTGTGGAACAGATTCTAGGGGAGTTCTACTGTGCGGAACATTATGCGTAGTATAAGAAGGGGGGTCATCTTGGCTGGCTGGGGGTGGCGGCTGGGTGGGGTCGCTGGCGGCCGGATCGTCCTGCGCGTCTGGCTGGCCGTTTTCCTCTGCGTTGGCTTCGTGGCCTGCGCTGATCTCTGCCATAAGGGACTCGGCCGAATCATTCGTCTGAGTGAACTCGCCCTCTACTGCTGCGCCTGAGATTGTCCGCAACTTTTCCAGCAGGGCAGCGCGCACGTCTTCCGACTTCCGGATGGTCGTTGTTTCTCTCCGTTCCGTAAAGGCTGCCACCTCTGTCACCTGCCCCAGCAGCTTGAGTGCTTGTATCCTCTGTGCTGGGTTTACGTCCTCCGAGATAGCGTGTTGGGTCAGCTGATGGATTACAAACTCCCTTAACTGCGCGGGTGTGCGCTGTTTCGCTGCCTCTATTGCTACCTCGTAGGCCTCTTTGATCTGCTGGACATCTGCCCGCCGTGCCGTCTTGTATCCGTTGGCGGCTTGTGTCTTCTTGGTTCCTTTGTCGCTTATTGCTTCTCTATAGGACTGCGCTTTACTTTTGCCGAGTGCAAGGTTGCGGGCGAACTCTCTCTGCTTGGGTGTAAGACGGCCTCCGGTGCTGGCTCCGGCCAAGATTGTATCTAATGGGACAGTCTCCAAGGCTTCGGTTATCTGTGCCCGTGTCATTCTGGGGGCTTTGTCTGTCTTTGCCATTCTTTCGCTCTATCTGTACGGGTACAAAGTAGGAATATGGCCGACTATGCCAGAAGGGGAAGCGGCCGCGCAAACTGTAAGACCCTAGGCCACCCCCTGAGCGCCTCAGATTCTCACTATAACTTGTTATAGTGACGCCCCGAAACCCGCGCCAGACAAGGGAAAGAAAAATAATTGAAAAAACCCCTTGACTCCTGCAGACTGTCCCCTATAATTGCATTTAATGACTCACTTCTGAATCATTACATCATAGGGGGAAAGCACCATGAACGCATACACCGAAAACGGCTACACCAGCCGCCGCGACTATCTGGAAAGCCTTTGCGAAGAGTACGACCGCGAGACTGTTTACACGCTGGCGGGTTTACTAGGGGCATCGGAAGACTTTGACGGACTCGTCACAATGCTGGAAGACAACGCGGAGGGCTTTTAACATGATGGCGCGCAACGTCTCCGGCTTTGTCATCGTCTCAACGTATGACGGCCAAAAAATCACACTAACGGCCGAACGTGCCGACCCTGTAGCCAGCCTACGGGGACAAGCTAACGACCTACGCCAGCGCGCCGCCGATATGCTGGCACGGGCTGGCCTGATGGATCAAGCGGCCGACCGCCTGAGCTGATTTTAGCCTGTACCTGCTACGCCGTGGCAGGTATGGGGTGCAATCCGCACCGCTTAAACATAGGGGCAAAGAACCATGACACAACAAGACCAAGACAACGCCAAGCAACAAGCCGAGGCACAACTCGCCAGCATTCGCCAGATGATTGCAGCCGCTTCGCTGGACTGGGATCGGCTGGAAGAACTGCGCGACCTACGCGCCGACCATGAGGCCGACATGGCAGAAGAGGCCGACCCGAAGCCGTGGCCGGTTGCATATCCTGACGAAGCCGAAGAGCTGGCCGAACTGGAAGAGGCCGCCGGAGAGTACCGCGACAGAGAGGATGCAGAAGAGGCCATTTATAACGACCCGCTCTGCATCCAATACCGCAGCGGCTGGGTGAACAACGCGGACGAAATGACGCCGGAGGAGTTTTATATCCTGCTCTGCACGGGTGGCCCTGCTGTCCGGATCATTGGCGATTTGGACGAACACGGGGAGCCTTGCCGCGCGTGGCTGGAGTATCAGGACTGGGGGACGCCGTGGACGATGCTATTCGAAGGCCAAGAGGATGCGCTGGAATACGCGCGCCGTCTGATCGTTCTATAAGGGGCGCGCCATGATCCTGAAAGAATATAAAAACGGGGCTTGGACTACATTCGAGCGCCTGACTCCCTCCGGCTTCTATCTGGTGCGCCTGTTCGATCCCGCGGGCAATCTGCAGGACAAGGTGCGCGCCGATACCTACAGAGGCGCCCGTGAGTATCTGCGGGCTTTCAACAAACTGGCGAGGGCATACAAATGACACGCGAACAGCTGGCCGCCGTCTGGCGGGAATGGGTAAACGACTACCTAACAATCGGAACCTATGCCGACCACCACGGCCTGAGATACGAAGAAGCCGCCGCCCTGCTTACGCTGGCGCGCACCTGCCACGAACAACCACATCCGGAGGCGTGACCATGACACCAGAAAACCACGCCCGCATTTTATTTGCCTACCTTGCGCGACTGTCACCAAAACACCGCGCCGAGATTGAACAAAGCATGACCACATGGGACGCGGCCGCCCTGAATCTGGGAGCCTCCGCCAATCTGGAGGCGTCCGCCCGCGTACAGGACGCCATTCTAGGAGCCTGCGCCCACATCCTGAACTATGACCGCGACCTGATCGCCGCAACCATTAAGGAAAACACAAAATGAAATTACCAACCACAACACGCGCACGGCTGGCCGTGTACCGCAAACGCGCCGCCGATAACAAACACGGGCACAACGACTGGCGAGGCCACCGCTACGAGAAGGGCTGCGCCATCGGCTGGCACAACTGGAGCGCAAACCGCGCCGAGATTTACGCAGACGAGCGCGGAACGCTGGGGGATTATCTGGGGGACTGGGAATCCCTGCTCCCGTATCGCGCCTGCGATGCTACCGGATACTATGCCGACAGCTACTGCCATGACGTTATAAAAGGAGGCGCTGAACGCATACGCTCTGCCCGCTGGACGTATTACGTGCCCGTGACGTACTGCACCGGCTGGGATGGCGTTATTTATTACTGGTCGGACGCTGAACGAGTGCCGCGAGGTTCGACAGAATACGATCACGAGGAGGCCATTAAAGCCGCCGCCAAGAGCGCCGACCATTATGCGGAACGGGAGGCCGAGAACGCCCGCGAAGATCACGCAAAACAACTGGCCGCCGACCAGATCGAACAGGAGCGCGCCGAAATTCACGAGATCAACAAGAGCGCCCGCGCATTATTGGCGGAGATCAGGGGGCAGGAGTTTACCGAGAACGTCTGCGCCGCCCTGCGCCACCGCCTGCGGGAATACCTAGACCAG